TACTGGCCAGTAGCGTTACCCACCATAGTGACAGCAGCGCCTGAAGCAGGCAGTGCGGACACGGTAGCCAGAGCTTGCGAAGCCGAGTACAGCGCTGGGCTGATCGACAGCGTAGCAGTTGACGAGCCAGTAGCAGCAGCAGTCACAACGAACTGTTGCAGCGAACCAGTCGACTCACGGGTCTGTGGGTTGACCGCAAACACGTTAGCGATGGTGAACACGTCGCCGACATTCCATGTCTTAGACGAGCCAGTGAAGCTGATTGGCAGGGTGGACTGACCTTCAGTTGTGACGGTCGATGTCACAGTGTTGGTGTGCTGCTTGATCGACTGAGACATGTTGACTTCGTCGTAGCCCAGAACACCAGTGCCCATCATGCCGTTTTTGAACTGGCGGCTGATAGTGTCGGTTGGGTTGAACAGACCTTTCATGCCTTCAACCAGACCAGCATTAGCCGCTGGGTTAACCGTTGCGTAACGTGGCGACATCACAGCAGCGTTTTCGTTCAGCTTCTGCTGAGCTTGCAGCAGAACGAGCGAAGTCGATGGGGTGGTGCCAGGCGTACCAACCGTGTTACCGATTGCTTTGTATGCGTTAGCGACGTCAGCATCGATGCTGGAAGCCAGCTGCGAAATACGAGGCTTCAGAACACGCTCTGCGAAGTCATCCAACTGCATGGTGAGTTCGGCGGAGGTGAAGTTCACACCGATGTGCTTCTGCGAAGCAACGGTCAGTGTGGTGAACTGTTCGTTGTCGTCCTGAACTTGCAGGGCGGCACCGTCAGTCACCAGCGCGCGATCCGGTAAACGGATACGCAGTGTGGAACCAATTTTTGCGCCTTCAACGGCGAAAGAATCGTCGTACTGACGATTGACGTTACGAGTGATTACCAGGTTGTTCTCGAGGATTTCGAGAGCCTTACGGGTAATCATGTCGATGGTAAGAATCGAGTTTGCCATGATTTATCCTAAAAAAATTAGCGGTTACGTTGAGCTTCCCACTTCTTGATTTGACGCTGGCGCTCTGCCTCAATCCACTCTGACGTACTCATGTTCTTGATAGAACGTGGGTCAGTTGTGTCATAAGACGGCGCGCCAGTGCCACGACCACTAATTGGTGCTATCGGTGGTGGGGCGCTTGTCGTTTTCTTCAAAATCGGTTCGGAAGCAATCTTGGCCTCCAATTTGCCGATCTCTTTGGCCTGCAGAATAGGCGATAGGCGTGAAATCCGACTAGCTTCATTCGGGTGTGAGCCCAAGTAGTAAGCGAGTTCGGGGCCGATCTCAGAAGCCTGAATAGTCTCAGCCATCGCGTTCGTGATTGGCAGTGCAGGGTTGTATGCGACTTGCTCGAAGTCTTCATACTTAGCCCGCGCGTCCTCTTCACGATCTTGATACGCCTCAAGCATACTCATGCGTTCACGATCAGCTTCACGCTTGGCCAACAATTCCTCTGCCTTGCGTATAGCCAGTGCATCGGCATACTCATCGACAGAATTGAAATTCTCGACCGGTGGGAGTTCGGCAGGTGCGGCAGGCGCTTCTTGCGCTCGACGTGCCTGTTCTCTTTCCCACTTACGCTGTTCTCTTGCAAGCCGCTTGCCAATCGCAGCATCGAGCTCTTCTTGTGTGAAGACTTTAGCTGGTTTTGGCTCTTCAGTTTCCGGCGCAATTGCTTCGGGTTCCGGTACTGCCGTCGGTTCCGGTTCCGGCGCGGGCACTGCCGCTAGATCATTTTGTACTTCGTCAGACATTGTCGATTCCTAAAGAATCCCAGGTGTGCCGCACCTGTGCGGTATTTCGATTTACTCGTAAATAACTGTTGCGTTTACTGTACCACTGATTACGACATAAATGCCATTTTTAGCATACGCGCCGTCGAGCGGCAGCAGGTATGACGTGGCAGCAGCCGGCGTAAACGTCCCCAAGATGATGTCGGTCGTAGTCGCTGCAGCTGAATCGTAGACAGTGATGGTCGGGGTGCTAGAAGCTGCGCTGACAAAAATACCCTTCAGCTTACCCGCCATCGGTTTAATGTTGGCCGAAGCCGTGATATAGGTGTAATTTGCCATGTTTTACCTCAAGCAAGGAACTTCAATTTATAGAGCGTTGACATGTACAGCCCTTCAATTTCATCGATAATGTTGTGGATTGCAGTGCATTCCTTATCGACGACCTTGTAGCGCGCAGCATGTATTTCATCTAGCTGATCCTGCAGGAACTCCAAAATATTGCCCTGCTTTTTAGCAGACTGCAACGTAATTGGGCCGATCAGGCCGTACTTGCCCTGATAAGCTTCAGCAAACTTGTCCGCTAGATCAACAATACCGTCGTAAAACTTCTGCAGCGCCTTGTGTTTGGCGTAACTGCGGGTGTTCAGATGCACTGAATGAGCCACATCACGGCCTAAAAACAGCGTACCTACAAAGTCTGCGGCGTTCATACCATTGGCTCCTGGGGCGGCATATTCATCATTTCTGGCGGCATTTCAGCCGATTCAGGTGGAATCATACCCATTTCAGGCGGCATTTGCTGCATTTCTTGTGGCATTCCCTGCGGCATGTCCATGTCGCCCATCAGCTGCTGGCTTTGCTGCTGCATCACCAAGTCGCCTGTGGTCATCACGTCACGCAGTGTCTGCATAACGACTTCTTGCACCTGTTCGGGGTTCATAGCGCCAGATATGGCGGTCAGACGTTGTGTCTCGGCCTGATACGCCTTGATCTCGGCTTCAAAGTTCTTGCGCTCCAAGTCCTGCACCTCGACCGACTTGCCGACGTTTTGCAGCATCTGCTGGAGCTGATCCAGCTCTTGACCCATCGCTTCAATCTGCTGCTTGGCCATCTGCATCTCGGGGCTGTCGTCTGAACCATCGCCCAGCACTTTCGGGTCGATGACGCGAGCAAACCGCTCGGCCATTTCTTGTGCGCCTGGCCAATCCATGTTCTTGATGAACAAATCGCCGGCGACTTGCCAGAGCTGCGGGTTGGACTGCAGGATCATGCCCATCGCGTCCAGTGCTTCCTGACGCTTGGTCATGTAGGATGGGCCGGTGGTGACCACGACGTCGTACTTACCCACGCCGGGGTTGTATATCTTGTCGATCTCAATGTTGTTCTGATCTACGATCTTTTTGACCGGCATCGGCTGGGTGGGGTCAAGCTTGACCATGTCGGTGTCGCCATCCACGCCAATGATGCGGGCAACCCGCTGGGTGTCGTAAATCTTTGGAATCAGGTCAACAATCTGGCGAGTGACGTGCCTAATAGCCCGTGCCAGATTGTCCACGTAATGATAAGTGCCAGTGTCAGACTGACGCTCGCGCGCCATAATCGCCTTGCCCGAACGCTCATTCGATGTCGCTCCCAAGCTAGTGTCGTACTGCCCAGTGGTCGACTTGATGTCGTCTGAGGCGCCCATCTTGGCCTGAATCAGACCAGTTTGCGGCAGCGGTGGGGCAGCACGTTGTGGCAGCGGCAGGACAGCCCCAGAGCCGTCTGTGACATCCGGATTGACCTCCAAATACGGCCAGTTCTGCGTGTTGGCCGTCTTCCACTGCATCTCGTAGCCTTCAAACTGGCCGCCATACCCAATAAACGGCGCTTTGGGTGCCAAGGCCAGCATCTCAGCTTCTTGGCTCGTCCAGTAGTTGTACATGCGCTGGGCATCTTTAGCGTTACGCACCAGACCCGACACGTACAGCTTACCGTCAACCTCAAACTCGTTACCAATGACGCGAATGATGGGGATAAACCTGCCTGCCCACTCCTGCTCTTCCAACATCTCGTAGCCGTTGGTCTTGCACCACTTGACGCGTTTGGCGTTGACCTCACGGGTGCGGATCGGCTTGATGCCCATCTGCTTCATCTGCTTGGCCTCTGGCGAACCCTCAAAAGCCGTCACGTTGCCGGGGTACAGGTGCAGCGTAGCCTTGTCGTACTCGATGTAGTAATACTCAGCAATCCTCACGGTGTCCTGGTTGATCCAGACCGAAATCGACTGGTCGCCCACGCCTTGCGCTTGCAGGGTTGAGATAGGACTGGCATCAGGAAACATGCGCTCGTATTCAGCGCGTTGCAGGTCTTCGGTGACGAAGCACCATTTAGCGTCTGCGCCGCATGGGTCTTGGATCGTCGGATCCATGTAGACGGAGAACGAGTTGCGGATGCGTGCGATCTTGATGTCCTGATCGAACGTGTCGTCGTCGCAGTATTCCGTCAGGATTCGGATGTAACCTTCGCCGTAGCTGACTTGGTTCTCGCAGGCGGTGTCGTAGGCGACGTCGGCGTCAGAGATGTACTCGATGTGCCTGACCATGCCGTTGTAGATTTCGGCGACTTCTGGGTCGGCGTTGTCGTCAGCGGGTATAACTTTGCCGCTCGGACGGTTTTGTCTTTGGTCATTGGTGACCTGTCTTACGTGTTGCGGCAGCTTGTTGATCGTCAACGTTGGGCGTGCATTGATCGTTTGACCTTGCACTGCACCACGGGTTGACAACACGTCGGCTGGCCACTGCCAGTGGTTGTCGGGTGACCCAGCGTAGAATCGGAGGTCGTCCAGCTCGTCTTCCCGGCTTTCAGACAGCGCCGAAATAGCCATTTGCAGGCGTTTTCGCATGGTCGACAGCACATCTTGCTTGTCTGTGCTGATGTCGTCGGGCGGCGGATTACCGCCAATATCGGCGACTTTTGCTGCCTTATTTATGCCGGTATAGTCCATTTATTTCATTTTCGGTTTCGGGCGCGCTTGATAATCGCGCAAATCCTGCTCCATGATACCGTGCAGGCGTTGTTCAGCGGCCAATGCTTCATCAACTGTTGGGTAAACTGGAAACTTGATGCCCGATTTTATGGCAAAACGCATGGCTTGAGGAATATCTCGCACTTGACCGTGCCAGTAGGTCGGCAAAATCATGTGCCCGCCGTCAGCGCCCACTACCGATCCTTTGAACGTCGTCACCGACCCATCAGGGTTGCGAAGCCCCTTGTTTTGGTAGAGGTTCGACCTGTGATAGTCGATGATTGCTTGTTCGTCGGGCGAGAGTTCCATTTATTTCATCTTTTTTGCGGGTTTTGACGCTGCGCGCTTGGTTGCATACGCAATTGCCACGGCCTGTTTGACCGGTTTGCCCGATTTTACCTCGGCTTTGACGTTTTCTCGGAATG